ATCGCCTCTACCTCGTGGGTGCGACTTCAATGAGTTGCCTCACTGCCTTGGGGGGTCCTGCCCGTTTACGAGTAGTACCTAGGTGAAATGTAGCCTAAGCAATACTGTCTACCCTTTGTTGTCCTTCTTATGTATCTTGCTAATTTCTTTAGTAAGTTTACTCAGAAGCCAGCCTGGGGAACCCCAGTATTCCCCCGCGGAAGCGGGAGGTTCCAGGATGTCGGCCCAGGGTGCTGTCAAGCTAGACTCTAGCAAGCCAGCGCCCGACGCCCTCATTCCAGGGACTCTCACGAGCTCCAGAATGAGTTCGATGTCATGCGTAATGGCGTCGAGCAACTTCGGAGCATCTGAGAAAATTCCAGTATCCACGAACGCGCCCTCGTACTCCAGGGAAAGCACATTATTGTACTCTTCCCAGAGACGGAGACGCGCCGTGATACTGTGAGCGTCAGCACTTGGAGACGCCTCACTCCCTCCCCAGTACCTCATTCCAGGATTCCTTTTCCCTTCGGGATTAGGTAAACCAGTCTGAGGATCTAGGTTGGGAAACATGAGGCGCAAGCGCTTGATACCCGCATTCTCCATTTCAACGGTGGTCCGTAAGGACTCCACCAGAGATTTGGTTAACGCGATTATCGCGCGCGCCAAGAGCCTAAGCTCATCCAACCCCATGGGTTTCATATGGTTGAACCAGATCGACCGTATCTGCTCTGGAAGGCCCGTAAGGGTCGCCAAAGCAGGATAGCGGAACGGGCTGGCCAACTTCAATGAAGGAAACTTCTCGAAGGAAGCTAGCGCCGCGATCCCCAACCGTATGGGTGTGGAAACCACACCGCCCAGAAGGGAAGGCCTCACAACTACCTTATAGGCAGTTGGGTTGTAGAGTCCTCGCAAGAGGACTCCCAAACCTACTTCGTTTCCGGTTCTTCCGGTTCCACGAAGGAAACCTTTAGATACCATACTTTGTAGTAGAGAGACCCTGGCCATCAGGCTGTTTGCGGAAAAGTGCTGCCTAGCCGAAGCCGGCGACACATTCTCTGCACCCAGTACACTCTGTGAGGCGAAGTTGAAGAATCCTCTGCCAGAAATGAAAGATTTTGAGAGCGAAAGCTCTATCCCGAATTTCGAGCAGAACTTCTGATACTCGCTCGCGACCAGGGGGCAGGCTAACACCATATCATCACCCAACACCAAGTAATTGTTGAAGGGTAACGGGCCGGGTAGCCACCCACTGGGCGCCTCACCCACGGTAGATATCACCGTTGCGGCACAATACTGAATTATCAGATGGTGCAACAACGCGAGTGCCCCCCAGGAGCTGTAAAGCCCCATGGGTTGCCCTCTAGTGTATCGAACGTGGGAGAGTCCTTCTTTGACTGTAAAGGATGGGAACGGCGTCTGTACCTTAAAGGTACGGTCCACCATGAGATCCAACCATGCTTTCGCTTGATTGTTTCCCCACAAGGGACCCAACAATCCTAAGTATAGGTTGTGAGGTATTGTGTCTGTAGCCTTAGACAGGTCAAAGGAGAATATCTCCTGAAAGCCTTTGTCGCGGAACCGGTCCACAGCACCTTGTTGGTCAAAGGTACCATCGACCTCTTTCCAGATCGCAAGTATAGAAAACAGATGGTCATGTAATGGTTTCAAAAGCGTTTGAGAGAAGTTATCTCCAATCGCGATTGTCCTTACCTTTCCAGCTGCCTCTATAAGGAAGACAAGTTTTCCGACGTGGCCAGGTGCATCATGCCCTGACCAGTAGGAACCCTTAGTCTTCTTACCTTTCCTGACGATATCCTTGGCTTCAGACAGAGGATAAAGAACTTTTTCTCTGAATGAAGGGGCCAACGCCAGTAGGTTGTTGTAGAGTTGCTCTACTTGGGGGAGCACTGCAAATGCTTCAGCGAAACGGAACAAAGGGGCACGAATGCCTTCTTTGAAACCGGCCGCTTCCGCAAATGCAGGATCCACCTTTCGAGTACCCTCAACAATGCTCCAGGACTCTGCGTCGGTTACCCAACCGAGCGCTGACGGTGAAACCGAGGGGCCTGACTTCGATGAGAAGTGCAGGTCCTCGAGTTTATACCTAAGCGCAGGAACTTTGACCTTACGGAAAAAGTCCTCACAGAAACCCCGGAACCCTACCCAAGGGATCTCAGGATGGTCTTGTATCACCGGAGACAATGAAGCGGTCACGCTGGGTACGTGATAAGCTTTATACAGAGTGAGTAAGGAGCACACTAGCCGCAAGACGGGAAGATTCCCGCTTGCGATAGCATGTCTCCAAGCTACCGGGATTATTCTTGGTAGCCCTCGCCGAGTTAAAGCTATCGCTATTCCGTGTTCCTTCGTACAAGTCAGGTTTTGACCTGCCAAGTACTTATGAACGCAAAACAGCGCCACTTTCAAATATCTGGCGACGTAGAGAAGCCCATGAGACTGAATAAGTCTCTCAAGCCGACTACGGAAACTGTAAAGATCGGTTCGATAGGAAAACCGAAGAGGATGTCCTAGTACCTGATGGAGATAAAATCCCCATGAGGTGACTAGCCACCCCACCTCGCGGTGGGAGTGGACGACCACTCTTCCGTCCTTCAATTTAAGGTTCCCTGATACGCGAGATGCAAACAAAGAGCTCAGATGAAACCCAAAGTTTCCTTTGAGTGCCAGCCTTGCTTTACGCACGAGCGCCCGTAAAGACGGACGCTTGTGTGGAACTCCCGAAAGGGGGGAAGTTTGGTTGGGTGCATCTCCAGTAACAAAGCCTTCTGTGGTCACCTGGGTCCCGACAGGGGGCATACGTTGGTCGCCCGGTCCCAGCAGTACATTAAGACTGCTGCCCTCTCGAGTCAGGTCCTGCAGAAGTGCAGTGTACCGCTTGATGGTTAAAGGAAGAAGCAACGCTTCCTGGTTAGGATCGACTACCACGTAATGTACCCCTTTGGCTAGAGCCAGTACTTCGACCGGTGTAAACCGTGTCTTTCTCAGCTCGTTCGTCCATTCAGTATAAGAACGGAGTACTGCCTTGGAGGCGTGGATCATACGATTCACCCCGAGGATGCTAACTTGAGACGTAACGAGTGGTAAGCAAAGTAATTTGTTTATCATTTGTGAAATTTTGAGTTGGTAAGGTGCGGAAGTTTCCCGTCTCTATCGCTAGAAGGGGATAGCGGTTGACACCGATTTCTCGGTTGCTTCTCGTTTCATCCCCGGACGGCCCTAGTGACGGCGAAGAATATACGACGCTGGCGTGTAGGACAGGCAAGGGAATTCCCGAAAGCACTAGTTCGCGCCATTCTGTATGGCAGGGACACTCTCTGGGTGGTCAAACTACAACACTTTGAGAGGGTCGTGCTGTGTTTGCGCCTCACACGACGATTTGTCATTACACCCCGCTGGGGACAGGCTAACTAGGCCTGGAACCAGAGAGGGTAATCAAGTCGTCGAGGCTCTTACACCGTGCTTCCCAAGCAAGGTGAAACCGACCAATAAGAAATTGATCTTTTGCTCACGCCAAGTGGCGGGGGGGACGGTAGTCCTCTCTCCGGCCTGCGAAGGCCGGG